GGAGATTATCAACTTAAAGAGCAACCTCCACATAATGTAATTGCTCCTGCTGTATTTTTTCTAAATGGTAGTTGGACAAGTGCAGCAATAAGTGACCCAAGATTATTTCAGGATGGAGATTTAAATAAACCCACACAATTAGCAAAAGATTATGCGTTAACTATCAATAAGGTATCTTATGCTGCTTTCCAAACGAGAGGAGGAACGGCAAAAGGTAATAAGATTAATGCTGCAGCACAACCACAAAATCAAGGAAGATTTATTGTTAACAATGACCCTACTGGGTCAGGAAATCCACCTTCATTTCCAATAATTGGAACAGCATTTTCAGCATCACCAGGACAAAATAACTTTTTTGACCCTGGACTTAATTTAGGAAATAATAAAAATTTTACAAGTTTCAATGAAAAAAAATTATTTAAACGTCTTTTAAAGTACCCACAAAATATTCTTGACAATCAACAAGATACCCTTCACATTACAATGTTTAATTATAAACCACCTCTTGAAGATTTATTTGACCCAGAACCAGATAAAAAAGTAATCACAAAATCCATATTCATTGAAGGAGTTCAAAGAAATAGTGCATTAAAAGGTGGTTTAAAAGACCCAATAGGAACAGTCATTCTTCCAATTCCTTCTGGAATCTCGGATTCCAACAATGTGGAATGGGGGGACGATAGAATGAATAATATGACAATGGCAGCTACTGGATATGTAGGAAGCAATATGGGAGGTACTGGATTGGTGCAAATTGCTACTGCATTACTTGACCAAATAACTAAAGCAAAAACTAACGGGCAAGGTCTTCCAACTGGGTCAATGAATCAATTGGCACTATTGGGGATGGCAGGTGCTGACTTAAATATGCCAGAGGTAAAAACAGCACTAATGTCAATGATATTAAAAAATGCTGGATTTGAAGTTTCCCCGGAAAGTATTTTGGCAAGGGGTGCTGGATTGGTTCCAAATTCAAATCTTGAACTCTTATTCAGAGGTCCAACTCTCCGTCAATTTCAATTCGCATATCGTTTTAGTCCAAGAAGTGAAGGAGAGGCAGCAGATGTAAGAAGAATCATCAGATTCTTCAAGCAAGGAAGTGCTGCAAGAAAACTTAATGCAACAAAAGGTGCTGGTTATAGATCAGTTTTTCTTGGTTCTCCTAATGTGTTTAAGTTGGAATATAAAACTGTGGGAGGAAAATCAATCGCAGGTGTAAATAAATTTAAAATATGTGCTCTTCAAGGAGTATCCGTGAACTATGCACCTGATGGTCAGTGGTCAGCATACGAAGAAGGACAACCAGTTTCTTATACAATGTCTTTAGGATTTCAAGAAATTGAACCCATATACGAAAGTGATTATCAAGATACAATATTTGATGGTCTATCTGGTGATTATGATAAAATCACAGAAAACGATATAGGATACTAATATGTCATACTTCAGAGAACTTCCCAACTTTGAGTACGTCTCAAATTTTCCAAATCAATCTTTTAATGACGATTATACTGTAACAAAAAATCTATTTAAAAGAGCAAAACTTAGAGATGATATTGCAAATGCAGTTTCTGCCTTTGAATATTACCAAATAATAGATAATGAGAGACCAGACCAAGTAGCACAAAAAGTTTATAATGATTCATCTCTTGATTGGGTAATATTAATTACAAATAATATTACAAATCTAAATGACCAATGGCCTTTAGATAATAATAGTCTTTACAAATATCTACTGGACAAATATGGTGATGATGAAACAATTGCACAAGTCCATCACTATGAAACAATAGAAGTCAGAGATGAATACGATAGATTAATTATTCCTGGTGGTTTGCAAGTTGATCCAGGAAAAACAATATCAGTTACGACAAATTCAACAGATTTAAATTACAATCTATCGGAATTTCCAAGTGAAGATACATCAAATGTAATCACAATTAACTTAAATCAATTTGTTCGTGTTTTTGGGAATTATGTAACAAACGAAAATACTGATACTATTGTAAAGGATATTGAAACTAACAAATCTTTCTTGCAAGTAAAAGCAAGAGATACTAATACCCCAATATCAATCACAAATACTTTATCGGATTGGCCAAATAGTTGGGGTGGAAGTTTTTCAATTATTGGAAGAAATAATATATCTACAACTATACAAGTTGGTGATGTTGTTTTTGAAAATGACGTTGTATTAGATCCATCATTATATGAAATTGTTGGGGAACTTCAAGATGGAAAAGTTGTTCCAGTGTTTAAATTCTTACCTCAATCCTAAATAAAAATAAAAAATGGCAACTCCATTACCTGGTGTAAAAATAAAAATATCCACAGAAAAGCAAGATACTAAAATTACAAGTACTACAGGAAGTACAATATCAACAAAAAATAGTTTTAAAGCAGTTACAAATTATGAATATGAAGTTGATCAAAATGAAAATAAAAGGTTAATTTTAATTCTAAAACCAGAATATCTTTCTGTATTCATCAGTGATATGAAGAATATTATGAAGTACGATGAATCCTCACAATATGTAAATGAAACTACAAAACGTGGTTATAATCCAAAAATAACAGGGGTATAAAAAAGGGAGGTTATAAACCTCCCTTAACTATTTCAACTTTCTGCTAGTTTTTGAAAGTACGATAGTGCATCATCTTCATCCTCATCTTCACTGGAAGAACTTGAAGAACGAGAAGAAACAGATTGCTTAACTGGAACTTCAATTTCTTCTTCCTCATCAATTGTTTCTGGGTCTTGGAACTTGGGTGTTCCTTTAAGACCAAGAGTGTAATCAAGACGTTTCTTCAAATCTTCATAAGACTTGAACTCACTTGGAGCAACAAAATCATTCAAGTTGTTAAGTGATTTATAGATTGATTCCAGTTCATCATCATCGTCAAGAAGAGCAGAAGGTGCTGCAAACTCAGACTTATCATAGTTCCAATATCCATCTTTCTTCACCAGTTTCAGTTTGAAGTTAGCACCCTTCCAAAAATCAAAAGGATTAATTGGTTCTTCATCATCAAATTCTGGTTGCATCGCAGCACTAATCTTATCAAAGATTTTTTTACCAAACTTATAAAGAAAAACTTTTCCTTCGTTTGATGGATTTGCAGGGTCTTTTACAACATAAATGTTTGCAAAATAAGAAAGTTTGCGTTTTTGTTTACGTGCTTCTTCCTTATCTTTATCAGAACCAGAGTTCCACAGAACACGATTCTTCTCACAAACAGGACAATTTTGTCCCAGAGTTGTAAGACAATTATCAATCAACCATCCACCAGGTCCTTGAAATGCGTGAGACCAAACTTGTGCCCAAGGTAGATCACAACCTTCGGGGGCAGGAAGAAAACGGATTACTGCAGAACCAGTTCCTCCTTTATCCATTGCGGGTTTCCAAAACCTATCATCATCTTTGGAACCACCATCGTTGAGTTTCTCAACTTGTTTGATGAGTTTCTCGGTCAAAGAACCCATCTTGGATTGCTTTTTAAGATCAGCAAAAGACATTCGTATTCTCCGTATTAGTAGTATTGAGACGTATTGTACGTATTAATTGTAGCAGTAATGAAGTTATTTGTCAAGTGTTTCTTCAAGGTTTTGGATTGACTCTTCCAGTTTTTCAAAGAAAACATTCAAATTGTCTCCTGGTTTCAGTCCAAACATTTTGGCAGAATCCAGAATTCTATTTTTCATTTCAATTGCTTCTGGGTCATCAGACAATGATAATCTAAAAACAAAATTTTTTTGTTTTTCTAAAAAAAGTTTCATCTTATCAAGATGTTCCTTTTTTTGTTTTGAGTCAAAGAAAGGAAGAGAAAACAATTCATCAAAAATACTCTGCTGAAGTTCTTCCAATTCAAGTAAAGATTCTCTGACTTGTTCCGAATCAAAAAATCTACTCATAACACAATCTCCTGAAGAACTTTCTTGTACTTTGCTACATCAATATTTAGAAATGGTTTGTATTTTATAATTCTTAACCTAACGGTTTCCCACACTGGGTCTGTTATTTTTTTATCAAACTTTTTAACATAACCCAATATCATATCCAATATCACCATTGTTTCTAAACTGACTGCTTTTTGAAAATACTTTTTAAGAATTTCTGGATGTTGATTATTTTTTACCTCAAACAATTTTTCAAAATTATCTTTTTGGATAAAAACTTCACATTCAGTTTTAAACAAATAAAAAAGACTCTGAGATTTTTTCAACCAATTAGTATATGTTTCTTCCCCACTACGAATAATTTCACCAATCCAAAGTGATTGTGGGTCATTACATTCAACAAAATTTGCAACAAAATATGCTTTGATTTCATCATCACTCTTCTGTCTAGAAGTTCGTTCAAAGAAAAATCTATCTTTCCTCTTATGAAAAGAGTCCAGAGATGCTCTGGACTTTCCACAATATTTAAAGTAATCGTAATTTTCTTTTGTAAAATGATTTTTAAATGCTAAGTAAGTTTTATATACATCAAATGGGGTCACAATGGCAATTTAGCACGAGTAGTTTTTTTCAAAAAATTCAATTCAATAGCATCATTTTTAATTTTTTCCTTTAATGGTTTTGAAATTAGTTTAGAAACCGTTTCAATTTCAATGCTATTCTCTTCACAATAAGTAACGATTGCGTCAATATAATTAATTTTAGAATTTTTTACAATGTTTTCTATATCCTGAGCAAACCTTTGAGGACATAAAAATTTACTATTTAATTCGTCCTTTACTTTATCATTCATATTGGTGAAGTTTATCTCTAACAAATTCTCTAATATATTCGGTGAGTAATTTAATGTATTTTTGTTTGTCGTATTCTTCATAAACAATGCATTCTCCGTTTTCACAAGCCATAATGATGACTAATTTCTTTACCATTATACCAGTAATCTCGTATAACATACAACCATATGCCATACATTGAACAAAATAATGTTCAATCCACTCTCTTGGTTTTGGTTTTTTAGAAGTTTTAAAGTCGATTATTGCCAACTCCCCATTATACTCTCCGATACAATCTACAGTTCCTGCAATACCAAGAACTTTACTGTAAAGAGAACCTTCAAGAGCATGAATATTATTTATACAATTTAATTCTGGTTTTGCAATTTTGAAGAGAAAATCAGATAAAGGTTGGACTGATGGAAGGTCTTTATTGTAAAGATAATTTTCCACCAGTGTATGCATATCAGTTCCACGACTGGTTGCTTGTTTAGTAATTTTATCTGCTTGCTTTTCCCCAACTTTTTTTCTCCAATCAGCAAAGAACTGACGGTTCTTATGACTGGTTACAGAAGTAATTGAAACAAGTTTAATTGGTTTATCTTCTTCTGGTATTGTATAATAACGAACACCATCTATGGTTTCCCTTTCAAGTTTTGGAAGATTAATATCAATATGAGTGAAAAGATTACTTTTTATTTGTTTTTCACCATATAATTCATTATATTTTTCAATTAAAGGATTAGACATCAATAACCTGCTTCCATTTTTGCAACAATATATTCTTTGACAAGTCCAGACCTACAAATATCATCTACTCCAAATTCAATAATATCAAAAGATTCCATCTTTCTTAGAATATTCATAAAATCACTAATGCCGTTTCTTTCATTTGTTTTAACCAAATCAGATTGTGTGGCATCTCCACAAAAAATAATTCTGCTATTTTCACCAACACGAGTAATGATAGAATCCAATTCGTGAAAATTAAGGTTCTGATATTCATCAACAATAATGATTGAATTATCAAGTGTTGTACCACGAATAAAAGATGTGCTCCAAAACTTTACAGTTTCCTGAGATTTGAGATTACCATAAAGCATCTCAAAATCAGCATCACTGGGCATTTGGAACATATACTTTACCATATTCTTATAAGGAATTTGATAAAGAGCAGACTTATCATCGTGGTCTCCTGGAAGAAAACCAATCTCACGAGTTGCTACAAGAGAACGAACCACATAGATTTGTTCGTATGGTGTTGTCTCATCTAATACATCTTTAAGTGCATTATAGAGACTGATAAATGTTTTACCAGTACCAGCACAACCATAAGCAACCAAATGTTTTCCGTTTTTATATGATTCAAAAAGTTTTCTTTGATTCTCTGTTAAAGGTTCAACATCAATGAGATAATCAGCACTGATTGGTTTTCTCCTCTTCATCTGTTTGGATGTGTAACCAACACCAATTGGTTGATTGTCATTGTTTCTTCTTTTTCTTGCCATAGTTAAATCGGTTTTACATTTGCACCTGGTACTTTTGAAACCTTACGGAGGACATCATTCCATCCTGGATTTCTACTAACGTGTTTACTTAATAAGTCACCAACCTCTCCTGGTGAAGCACAACCCTTAGACCAGTCTCTTTGCCATTCTGGATTGTCTTTATACCATTGAGTAATGTCGTGAACACTCATTTCAATTACTTTTGTTTCACCAGTTTCCTTATGAATAATAGGATAAATTGCCATATTTTATAATTATTACAAAAATATTTATTCTATACAAATAGAAGGAGCATCAATGCATTCTGGACATTTTTCATCTGGTTTCCATCCAAGTGCCTCAGCAACATTAGGGAATTGGCAAATAAACACACATTTTGCTGCTTCTGCAATTTCCATATGTTCTTTTTGAGTTCCATTTGCAGAACGTAGATTGATATAATGTATCCAAGAACGGCATGATCCCGTCATATAAATGCGAGTGGGAGTTGCAAGTGGAAGCACAAATCTTGCACATTCCTTTGCAACACCTTGACTCAACAGATAATTATAGACATCCTGAGCGTCCCTGAAGAGGTCTTGAATCATCTTGTTCATCACAAATACATTCTCTTCTTCCAAGTCATCAATTGAGTTCTGTCGGTTCTTAGTATCCTGCCTACGCAGTTCTGGTACAGGAATATCAGCACTCAGAAGATTTGTGTCCGCATACCGTTGCGAAAATTCCTGGAATGTAAAAGAACGGTGACGCAGTATCTGAGCTGCAATGCCACGATTCGTTTCAATCTCAAGAGTCATAGTAGCCTGTTCAAACACAGACCAATGATTATGCTTAATACAATAAGCAAGCAACTTGGAATAGTTTTGGTTGTCTTGATTCGCAGGATTAGAAACTCGTGCAATATATGCCATTGTTTGTTCTGCATCGGGAGTTACCGAAATAAGTTTAACTGTCATTTCTTTCCAAATCCTTTTGATGTTTTTGCTTCAAGTTCTGAAAATTGTTTTTTGAGTGAACGTAATTGTTCTTTCATCTCTTTGATTTTTTCATCAGTATAAAGATGTTCTTGCTTTACCAATCGTTCAAGAAGTTTAATTAGTTTTTTTGCTCTACTAGTCGGCATATCCGTCATCATCCTCAAAAATTTCATCGTAATCAGTAATGGTTCTCTTTGGTGTCTTATATGCAGAAACATCAGAATAAATTTCTGCCTTTAGAGAATCAACTAAAAGTTCCAAATTACGGACAATAAGTTTTAGTTTTTCTTTATCCATAGAATGTTTTCTTCTCACTTTATGTTAACACAAAAAAAGGGAGAAGACAATCCCCCCTTTATCTTATTTTTTTGTTTTTTTATCTTTAACTTGATAGTTATATGATTTTGGATTTACAGTTCCTTCTGTCCATTTAATCTTTAAGATATTGCCTTTACCATATTGGTCGTAGTAATTATCAAATACTTCTACAAACGAACCTGCTTGAACAATATCATATTTTGTTTGATCATCTTCAAGATATGTAATTAAATAAGAGTTCCTGGGTAAACTTTTATTATTTGATACAGAAGGATCACAATTTTTATGTATTAATAGCATAATTAACTTCTATTTCCCCAAGTAATATCTGGGTATGCTTCAGAAACTATTTCTTTAGTAATTTTATATCTTGTTTGTAATTTTTTATCTTTACACAAACAAAGAATCTCTGCTTCTAATGGATGTAAACCTTCCAACAGATTTACAAAAATATTTTCTCTACGAATACCATTTAAAGAATCATTACCACCCTTTACAAAGTTATAAAATTTATCATATTCCTTACGTATTGTAGAATACTTTTGGTCAATTGCTCCGATTGAAGAATCACTCAATTGTTTAACTGCTTCTTCAATTCTTTCAGACATTGTTGTCGTCTTCATCGTATTATCCCCAAAAAAGGGAACATCACCTTCTGGTAAAACGGATATTACCGATTCATCAAAATTCCATATAAAAATTGCTTTTAATGAATCGTGCTCATATTTTTTAAGCACTTCGACTTTTTTTACATTAGTTCTTTGTGAACTAGCAAGATTTAAAACTTCAAAAGCAAAAGGATTTGCAGGAAGATCTATATTTTCATTTACAACTTCTTTTGCTTTTGAAGTGGTTCTTTTAGTCGTTGTTTTTTCTTTTACTGTCATTGTCATAAAATTAATGCAGAATTAAATTAATTAAATTTATTTATCAATCATTATCACTATCATCTTCATCAATAAAATAATCAGGATCAAATCTTACTGAAACAATTTCTTGATCAATTAACTCACCATTTTTATTGTAAAACTCTGGATGATAAGCAATTTGTTTTGGTCCTTCTTGATAGTTCATCATATATTCTCTGGCACTCCACCCGATAAAAAGTCCTACCATAAAAAACAAAACAAATAAAAAAGAACCAAATACTAAATACGTTGCTGTCATTGATCTTCTCCGAGAGACTACTTTTTTTTCATTATATCTAATTCAATTTTGAAATATATCTCTCTTTTAAGGAAAGAAAATACTTTTTCAAAATTGAAAGTTCTTAATGTCAATTTTGTTTCCTTTTTCTCTCCTCCTTTTTTTCTAAGCATTAACTCAAAACCACGATTAATGCCATAATTTCCAAAATTATTTATAGACACGATCAGAGCATATTATTTTCTTTCAAATACGAGATCGTATCAGTGCATCCACCAATATGCAAATCATTTAAAATTACCTGAGGAAATGTTGAACCTTCCCCAAATTCGGAATAGAATTGCTCTCTATTAAAATCAGTATTGAGTTCATATGAAGTGATTTTATATCCCTTTGATTCACTCAAAAGATTTAAAATTGTCTTTACCTTATCGCAATAAGGGCAACCTTGTTTTGAATAAATTGTAAAATTCATAATACTATAAAACTTTATTTTGTCTTTGAGGGTATTTATAGAGCACTTGCTCTTGCTTATTGTGCATCCATTTTATTATAGCACTTCTTTTTTCTTCTGTAAAAAAGATTTGCTTTGAGAACCAATCTTCCCAATCTGTATGTCCTTTATCTTGATTGCATTCTTGGCAACAACACACAACATTATTTGTAAAATCAGTTCCACCCTTTGATCTTGGAACTATATGATCAATAGTTAATTTTTCTTCAGAACCACAGTAAGCACACTTATGATTCCAATTTTCTTTAATGTGCTGTCTCCATATTCGTCTTGCTTCTCCAGAACTTGTAGTATAAAGATTAAACAAATATTCTTTAGACGAATGAAGAGGAGTCATAAGTTTTTGCAACTTATGATTATTTAGAGATTAAACTTACGTCTAAATGCTTCAAAGTTTATTTGGATTTCTTCATTGGTCAATTCACGATTATAAATCATACAATTGTTCCAATGACATTTATAATTAGAATTTGTTCCTGTAGTAATACCTGCAGCAGAATCAGAACCTGTTCCAAAAATTTTATCTAGATTGATTTCTCCTGTTGTCATCCAATCAGTTGAAACTCCCACAGATTTAGAACTTCCATTAGTTGATAAAAAACTCTTATAATCTGTCGTAACACCACAAACAACAAAAGTCCAATCAGAAAAAGAAGCAGATCTTTGCGACAAAACATCCTGAGCAACTGTAGATGAAGTCGAAAATGTTCTCCCTGTTCCCCACACAATTCTAACACATCCTCTGCCACCATTTGCAGGTTCTCTCCAACTATTAGAACTATCTGCCTGATAACTTGCCCCACCACCACCTCCATATATTCCACCAACAGCTCTTGTTGAATAATTAGTAAAGGTGTTCGGTATGCCATATCTTCCACTACTTCCTGTTGGTGCAGTTCCACTAGAACCAGACAATCCAGACTTTGAACTAGTGTCACTTCCACTGGCAGTAGTTGAAGTTCCTCCAGCTCCTGTTGTTCTGGTTGCATTATAAATTCCTACTCCTCCACCACTATTAAAATTTCCAGAAGATCCACTATCTACATTCAAACTTCCACCTCCACCTCCTCCACCTCCCTGTCCAGTGCCACCTGCTCTTTGGGCAGCTGTTTGGCTAACATATCCATATCCACCAGTTCCACCAGCTCCTGTATATCCTCCTGCTCCTCCACCACCACCTCCACCAAAGGTAGTATAACCATTTCCACCATTTCCACCATTTCCACCACCACTGGATGCTGACCCCTGACCTCCAGTTCCACCCATTCCTGCAGTAGAATCGGATGAACTACTTGCCCCAGAACTTCCTCCACTTCCTCCACCAGCTAAAAGTAAAATATCTGTTCCAGTTGCATTATAACCGACTCTTTTTATATAACTATCTCCACCATTTGTACCATTGGTTTTTGCTCTAGCAGTAGTATTCGTATCTTGATAATAATTTAAAATTTCTACATTTCCACCCTTTCCTCCAGCACCAGATTGAATATAAAGAGTTTCACCTGGAGTTACAGCAAAAGTTCCATACGAAAGTCCTCCTCCACCACCTCCTGCTCCTTGACCATTACCAGAATCATTACCTCCAGCTCCACCTCCACCCCCAACACAAACAGCAGTAATAGAAGTTACACCAACAGGAACTACCCAAGTAGTTTGATAATTTGCAGTTATTATTCCCGAAGATGATGGTGTTGTGTATGTACCAAATCCACTTGAATACAAATAATTGGAAGAGTTTTGTAAATGAGTCTTACATTGAGCCGAACTAAGAGAATTATCAACACAATATTGAATTTTTTGATTTGTTATACTACCTGAATAACCAGGTACTTTTGAATACCATTCAAAATAATCACTATTAACAGAACTAGTTTCAAACAAAATACTATTTTCATTCTTAGTAGTATCTTTTAATGAAAATCCTTGTGAAGTTCCATAACGACCAATCTCTATTAATGAATTACTAGATGATTGATATTGCTGGAAAAAATAATTCCAAGTAGAACTAGTTAAAGTTTGTGGTTTCACCATCATACAAATAGTAAAACC